ACAATTAAAATCTTTTCTCAAATTTACACCTAAGAATATGACGAATGGTATACACACCCAACCACCTCAAGCAATGCCCGATGATGTAAAGGTCAACGGTAACAGCATTCAAGCATACAGAAACTACTACATACATTACAAAAGAAGTTTTGCAACATGGAAGAAAACTCAAATACCATCATGGTATAAGGAAGCAATATAACTATGGAAAAAATAAAAGAATTGATTCTCAATGTAAATAGAATCTTATGGGATAAGAAACTAGAAAATAAAGTTCAAGATTATCTGGATAATTTATTGAAACGTATGCAAGATTATCACTAAATACAAACATAGACTGGTAGATAACGAAAGGAAACTCTGTTAAGATGTATAGAAGAAACCTACCAGTATTTCAAATAGAATGTACGGAGTTTCTGCAGAAGTAATATGAAATATTTTCTTTACTCAAGTTTCGAAAAAATAAAAACGAGAAGTAAACACAAATTACTTCGAATAAAATTTCTACAAGGATTTCTAATTGGGGTTATTACATATTATTTCTTATTTGTTATCTAAATGACTAAACAGAAACCACCCACGCCACCACCTACAGTAATGAGAAAATCAGATGTTCCAGTCGAAGAGAACTCTTGTATCTTTTGTGATTATAAAGAAGAGGATATATTAATGCCTGAACTTACGTTTGGTATAAATTTAATTTCTGAAATTGCATATTGTATTCTTGATAAGTATCCAGTTACGAAAGGACATACTCTTATAATTCCAAAACGACATGTAGAATTTATATCAGAATTATCTTTTATTGAAATGCAATATATCTTTCTTCTAGCAAAACACAGAATACCAGAAGCAGAAAAAGAATTCGAAGATATTACTGGTTGGAATTTTGGAGTGAATCAAGGAGAATCAGCAGGACAAACAATATCACATCTGCATTTTCATTTGATTCCACGTAGAAAGAATGATGTAATAAATCCAATCGGTGGAATTCGAAATGTAATTCCCAACAAAGGCGACTACAGAACGCTTGCCAATTCTTAAAGATTCAGTTATAATATTAGAATACAATTAAAGGTTTAATACTTTAATAGTAAATTTAATGAATAGATGAGTTTGCCAATAGGCTGAAACTATCTACTCAAAAGGAGAAAGACAAATGATTAAAGAGCTAAAAAAGGTTATGTACGAGATTGATTTAAATCTTGTACCACAACCTAGTTTCGATACATTGCCATCAGTTAAAGTAAATGGTACTATCAAATTAAATTTTGATAACATTTACATTGATGATGATGAAAATAATCTTATACGAGAGCATGGCATTACGCCAGCTCATGTTGAAGATTTGAAACAATCATTTTCACAAGGCGTTGATTTAAATCAACCCCCACCTTGTGTTGTAAAACGACAAGCAACACCCAGTATTCCAAAAGACTATGAATTAGTTTTCGGATATGGGCGTTCAATGGCGTTAATTGGTCTAGGTCAAAAAGAATGGTACTTCACCGACATTAGTGTTGATGAAGATTCTATTGATGATGTTAGAGCGATTGAAAATGAACCTTTACCTAAACTTTGTAACTCAGAACAAGACTTAAAACACTTTCTGAGTAAAAAGATTAATAAAGGTACATTAAAAAATGATGAAAGTGCAATAAGACGAAAGTTAAATCAAGTTGCACCATATAGGAAACAACAATCTAAAGATAAAATCATCCAATGGGTGCTTGAAGATTGTAGTACGCCTATGAAATATGCATTTTATGATTTAGCTAAATGTCAATTATGGTTAGACAATAATTCTCAAAGTAACTATTTTATTCATGGTAACTTAGATGTTGAAAAAAACATGTACGGTCACCTAGTAAAAGAAGGTTATCAATACCGATTTGTTGTGAATGCCATTAGACAGTTTGTTAAAGATGGTAGACATTCATATTGCCTAGCGCATATGGGTGCACCAACTAATGCATCTTCAATAGAAGATAAAAGAATTAAGTTTACGACTGAACTTAACTCTATATTAAACGCTTTTCAATCGTGTGGTATGAATACAGATTTTATTCATGTCATGGGCGCTTTACCCCAACAAAAAGGTAAAGAAAATTGGAAACAGTTAATAAAAATTTAATTTATTAACTATACTGGGAGAGTTATTATTAACTCTCCTAGTGTTTGCCATGTAAGGTTAAATCTGTTATAATTAAAGAATAATGGAAAATACAATAACAGAACTTGGTATTCTACGTGGAATCTTATTCATAGCATTTATCTTTATTTTTGCAGTTTATAAAATATATGAAGATTAGAAAATGAGAATAACTGATTTAAAATTTAGAGAAGGTTTATATCTTTTTGATGAAGAAATACATGTAATAGCATCCAAATGTTCCATGTGTAATAACAACATAAGATTTAAAACAAATGGAATGTGTGTATGGTGTTTTCATCATGGAAAACATTCTACTCTACCAACAAGTACTGATGAGGATTTTGAAATATACTGGGCATAAATTATGAAAACAATAATTAACGAAGATTCTTTTATACACTTAAAAACATTAGATGAAAATACTTTTGATAGTTGCGTAACCGACCCACCTTACGAATTAGGTTTTATGGGAAAGAGTTGGGATGGAACAGGAATAGCATTCAATGTAGATTTCTGGAAAGAAGTATTACGAACTTTAAAACCAGGCGGACATCTGATTGCTTTTTCGGCATCAAGAAACTATCATAGAATGGCAGTTGCAATTGAAGATGCTGGTTTTGAAATTCGTGACCAAATCATGTGGATATATGGAACTGGATTTCCAAAGAGTTTAAATCTTGGAAAAGCAATTGATAAGAAAGAAGGTAACGAAAGAGAGTCATTGGGTATGTATGACCCAAGAAGTTCACAAGATGGTGCAAATAGAACAGAAAGACCAATAGGTAATCAACAAGTAGCAAACTATGAAAGTTCTATGGTTGAGAGAACAAAGGGTAATTCTAAATGGGAAGGTTGGGGAACTGCATTGAAACCAGCACATGAACCAATCGTGTTAGCAAGAAAACCTTTATCAGAAAAATCTATTGTAGATAATGTATTGAAATATGGAACAGGTGGTATCAACATAGATGAATGTAGAATTGAAGGCGAAGCAAAACACCCAGATACAAATCCAGATTTTCGTGACCAAGGCAAGAAATCAAAAGAAACAATCGGTGTAGATAAATTAAGTTTTGGTCAAGTCCAAAATGCAAAGAGAAAGAAAACTCAAAGACAACCTAGAAATAAAGATGGAGTTTGGACAGAAGAAAATTCTGGAATGAAAGCAGAAGGAACAGAGTTCGCTGATGCCGACCCAAGAGGAAGATTTCCAGCAAATGTTCTTCATGATGGAAGTGAAGTTGTAGAACAACAATTTCCAGAAGTAGCACCATCAAAAGCTTCAGTAAGAAATAATAATAACACAGAAAGTTTATTAAAGAAAGGATTCGAAGGCAAAGAAAAACGAGTATGGACTGGACACGAAGATGAAGGCAGAGCATCAAGATTTTTCTATGTTCCTAAAGCACACAAGAAAGAAAGAGATGGAAGTACACACCCAACAATCAAACCAGTTGAGTTAATGAAATATCTTGTAAGATTAATTACACCGAAAGATGGAACTGTTCTCGACCCATTTGCTGGAACAGGAACAACAGGAGAAGCAGCTATTCAAGAATCTGTTTCTTGTTATCTTATTGAAAAAGAAAAGGAATATATTAAGGACATAGAGAAAAGATTAAATAAATATAATCAGTTGTTCATGGACTTATAAAATAAATAGAAGTATGTGTACATTAGAATGGTTACGGAGAAAACATAAAATGTCAAAAAAAATAAAACTAGCAAAACATACACCAGCAGAAATCTTTGATATGTTAGAAGATTTGCAACTATCACTTGAAATCCTAGAAGAAAAAATGGATAACATTTATGATATAGTAAAATCAAAACCACAAAGAGATTATGGTTATTCAAACGATGATGAATATGATGAGAATGGTGAATATGATGACGATGATGATGAAGAAGATGACGAAGAAGATTTTAATACTGATTGGGATGATTGGTATGACGACCCTAAAGGAGAATAAGTTTTGAGTGAACAAAATTGCGATTGTACAACATGTACATGTGATGATAAGTTGAACGCATTATATACTAGATTAAATATGATGGAAGATGAATTGAATCACATTAAAGAAGTATTTAAATCTGAATTAGATACTAGTGATGCAAATGAACATTGGGAAGCTGATGTTGAATATGCATATCCAGAAGATGAATAACAATCATCTCTTATAGTATTACTTTATGCACCCTCTGCAGGAACTACATCCATATATATAATATTTAATATTTTAACATTGTCTAAAATAATATTTCTTTATAAATAATAAGAAAAAGGATTAGATTAATAAACAATGGCGACAATATCAAATATCTTTATAGACCAAGGTGCTAACTTTTCAACTACTGTTACAATTAAAGACAGCGATGATGCAGCATTAAATCTAACTGGATATACTGCCATAGCACAACTTAGAAAATCACATTTATCTTCTAGTGCAACTTCTTTTACTGTTACGTTTGCTTCTGATAGAACTAGTGGTCAACTTACTTTAACTTTAACTAGTACACAAACAGCGGCAATGAGTAGAGGAAGATATGTTTATGATGTACTAATTACAGCATCTGGTGGAACAAAAACAAGAGTTGTTGAAGGTACAGCGACTGTCAATCCAAGTACATCAAGGAGTTAATTTATGTCACCAATAACAGCAACATTATCATCAACTGATTCACTTGTCGGCTCTGTTTCGCAAGGTACACAATCACAAGTAACAAGAGTTGTTGTACCATCTACAAATTCATTATCACAAATGACAGATGTTGACATAACAACTTTAAATAATGGTTCTATTTTACAATATAATACAACCAGTACATCATGGGTAGCAAAAACTGAAATTTCTGATGATATGACTTTAAATGGTGGAAATTTCTAGGGAGTAAAAAATGTCAGTAACATTACAAATTAAAAGGTCAACTGGAACTGCAGCACCTAGTTCACTTGCAAACGGCGAATTAGCATATACGCAGGGTACTGGAACACAGGGTAATCTCGGAGATAGATTATTCATCGGAGATGGCTCAAGTGTTAATGTAATAGGTGGACAATACTTTACAGATATGTTAGACCATGTTGCTGGTACTTTAACGGCATCTGGTGCTATTATTGTTGATTCTGACAAAAAACTTGATGAATTAATTGTAGATGATATTAACCTAAATGGTAAAGTCATAACCATGACTGGCTCAAGTAGTGATACCGCTACATTTACTGTTGGAACAAATGGTACTTTAGATATCGTTACAACTGATGATAACGCTGCCGCTGCTAATATTCAAATTACTGCTGATGGTACTGCTGAACTCGCAGGTACAACTGTTACACTAGATTCATCTGGCGGAATTACTTTAGATGCTGATGGTGGAACAATTACATTCGCAGATGCTGGCTCCTCATTAGGTACAATAACTTCTGATGGGTATACTGGTAATGTTGTAGGTAATCTTACAGGTAATGTTACAGGTAATGCTTCTGGAACTGCCGCTACTGTAACTGGTGCCGCTCAAACGAATATAACTTCTTTAGGAACTTTAACTGCATTAACTGTAGATGATGTCGCTGTAAATGGTAAAGTTATAACCATGACTGGTTCGAGTGGAGATACCGCTACACTTACTGCTGGAACAAATGGAACTTTAGATATCACTACAACTGATACTGCCGCTGCTGCCGCTAATATTCAAATTACTGCAGATGGTACTGCTGAACTTGCTGGAACAACTGTTACTTTGGATTCATCTGGTGGAATTACTTTGGACGCTGATGGTGGAACAATTACATTTGCTGATGCTGGTTCTTCATTAGGTACTATAACTTCAAGTGGATATACTGGTAATGTTGTAGGCGATGTAACTGGTGATGTAACTGGTACTGCTGATGTAGCTACTGTTGCAACAACTGTTACAATAACTGACAACGAATCTACAGACGAAGATAATGCTATTATATTTACTGCTGGGGGCGATGTTGATGGTGGTAATATTGGTCTTGAATCTGATGGAACATTAACATATAATCCAAGTACAGGTAAAGTAACTGCTACAGGATTTGTTGGAACATTAACAGGTAATGTTACAGGTAATGCTTCTGGAACTGCTGCTACTGTAACTGGTGCCGCTCAAACTGCGATAACAAGTGTAGGTACATTAAATGGTCTTGCAATTGCTGGTAGTCAAACTATTACTATGGGAAGTAACAGAGTAACAAATGTTACCGACCCAACTTCTGCTCAAGATGCGGCTACTAAGGCATATGTTGATGCCGTAAAAACAGGACTTGATGTTAAAGATTCTGTTGTCGCTGCTTCTACACAAAATGGTACATTAAGTTCTGCATATACAAATGGCGATACACTTGATGGAGTTACACTTGCAACTAATGATAGGATTTTACTTAAAGACCAATCAACAGGCTCAGAAAATGGTATCTATACTGTTAATTCATCTGGCGCTCCAACAAGAGCAACTGATTTTGATGCAAACGCAGAAGTTACTTCTGGTGCATTTACATTTGTTACTGAAGGTACTGTAAATGGAGATTCTGGTTTTGTTCTAACAACAAATGATGACATTACAGTTGGTACGACTGCAATGACATGGGCGCAGTTTTCTGGTGCAGGTCAAATTACTGCTGGAGCTGGATTAGCAAAAAGTGGTAACACTTTATCTGTTGGAGTTGATGATAGTTCTATAGAAATCAATTCAGACGCATTACGAGTAAAAGCAAGTGGTGTTACAAATGCAATGTTAGCAGGTAGTATTGATTTGACTGCAAAAGTAACTGGTACATTACCTATTGGAAATGGTGGTACTGGTTTAACTGCTGCTGCTAAAGGAACTGTTATCGTTGCAAACTCTGCCAATACACTTAGTGCTTTAGATGGTGGTGGAAGTAATGATAGTATATTAGCATATACAGCATCTTCAGATACTATCGCATGGGCAACTACTGTAGATGGCGGAACATTCTAATACAAGTTTAATAAATAATGTTATAATATGAGAATAAAGGAGAGTTGACTTAAATGGCAATTGTAATAAAACCTAAAAGGTCTGAAACTGCTGATAGTGCTCCAGGCACTTCCGATATAGTTGATGGCGAAATTGCAGTTAATATTGCCGATAAAAAAATATACATTAGACATTCAGATGATACTATTGTTACTTTATCTGATGGTGCTAATTTAACTTCTGGTTCTACCTCTACTATAGATGCAACTACTGATATTATACTTGATGCTGATGGTGGTGACATATTCTTTAAAGATGGTGGAACTACTTTTGGTAGTGCAACAAATACATCTGGAAATTTAATCGTTAAATCTGGGACTACTACTGCACTTACTTTTAGTGGTGCAAACGTAACTGCTGCTGGAACAATTGATTCTGGTGCAATTACTTCTACTGGTGTTGTAACTGGAACAGGATTTACAATTGGTAGTGCCGCTATTAATGAAACAGAATTAGAAATAATAGATGGCGCAACAGTAACTACAACTGAATTGAATTTATTAGATGGTGGAACTTCTGTCGGCGATTCTATAACTATTGCTGATGCAGATGGATTCATAGTAAATGATAATGGAACTATGAAAAGTATTCCTGCTTCAGATATAAAAACTTACGCTGGTGGTAGCGCCCCTGCTGCTGATGATATCGGTACAGGTGATGCTGCTGTTAATATAACTACTTCAAGTGGAAATATTACAATTGATGCCGCTGCTAACAATTCAGATATAATATTTAAAGGAACTGATGCTAGTTCAGATATTACCATGTTAACTCTTGATGGTAGTGAAGCAGGTGCTGCTACGTTTAATAGTGCAATTACTGGTGGTGGATTACTTACAACTGGTGGTAACATAGTTATACCTAATGCAGGTAATATAGGAAGTGCTGGTGATACAGATGCGATTGCGATTGCATCTGATGGTGTTGTAACATTTAGTCAAAATCCTGTTGGTACATTAGCAACTGCCGCTCAAACAAATATAACTTCTTTAGGAACTCTTACTGCCTTAACAGTAGATGATGTTAATATAAATGGTAAGGTTATAACCATGACTGGTTCGAGTAGTGATACTGCTGTATTCACCGCTGGAACAAATGGAACTTTATCAATTGTAACAACTGATGATGCCGCTGCTGCCGCTAATATTCAAATTACTGCAGATGGTACTGCTGAACTTGCTGGTACAACTGTTACATTAGACTCTAGTGGTGGAATTACTTTAGACGCTGATAATGGAACAATTACATTCGCAGATGCTGGTTCTTCATTGGGTACTATAACTTCAGATGGATATACTGGTAATGTTGTGGGCAATGTAACAGGTAATGTTACAGGTAATACTTCTGGAACTGCTGCAACTGTAACTGGTGCTGCCCAAACAAACATAACTTCTTTGGGAACTTTAACTGCACTAACTGTTGATGATGTTAATATAAATGGTAAGGTTATAACCATGACTGGCTCAAGTAGTGATACTGCTGTATTTACTGCTGGAACAAATGGAACTTTATCAATTGTTACAACTGATGATTCAGCGGCCGCTGCTAACATTCAAATTACTGCAGATGGTACAGCAGAACTTGCAGGAACAACTGTTACTTTAGATTCATCTGGTGGTATAACATTAGATGCTGATAATGGAACAATTACATTTGCTGATGCTGGCTCTTCATTGGGTACTATAACCTCAGATGGATATACTGGTAATGTCGTAGGTAATGTTACAGGTAATACTTCTGGAACTGCTGCAACTGTAACTGGTGCTGCTCAAACAAATATTACTTCTCTAGGAACTCTTACTGCATTAACTGTAGATGATGTTGCGATAAATGGTAAAGTTATGACCATGACTGGCTCAAGCAGTGATACTGCTGTATTTACTGTTGGGACAAATGGAACTTTATCAATTGTTACAACTGATGATGCCGCTGCTGCCGCTAATATTACAATTACTGCTGATGGAACTTTCGAAGCAGATGGTACAACTGTTACTTTAGATTCTGGTGGAGATATCGTATTAGATGCTGATGGTGGAGATGTATTCTTCAAAGATGGTGGAACTACTTTTGGTAGTGCAACGAACACATCTGGTAACTTAATAGTTAAATCAGGCACAACAACTGCACTTACTTTTAGTGGTGCAAATGTAACTGCCGCAGGAACAATTGATTCTGGTGCGATAACTTCTACTGGTGTTGTAACTGGTACAGGATTCACAATTGGTAGCGCTGCTATTAACGAAACAGAATTAGAAATAATTGATGGTGCAACAGTAACTACAACAGAATTAAACTTGTTAGATGGTGGAACTGCTGTTGGTGATTCAATCACTATTGCTGACGCAGATGGATTTATAGTAAACGATAATGGGACTATGAAAAGTATTCCTGCTTCAGATGTAAAAACTTATGCTGGTGGTAATCCAGCTGCTGATGATATTGCAACTGGTGATGCCGCTGTTACTATAACTACTTCATCTGGAAATATTACAATAGATGCTGCCGCTAATAATTCAGATATAATCTTTAAAGGAACTGATGCTTCAAGTGATATCACTATGTTAACTCTTGATGGTAGTGAAGCAGGTGCTGCAACTTTTAATAGTGCAATCACAGGTGGTGGATTATTAACAACTGGTGGTAATATAGTTATTCCAGATGCTGGTACTATAGGTAGTGCATCAGATACAGACGCAATCGCAATAGGCTCAGATGGTGATGTTACACTAACACAAGATTTAGAATTACAACACGATGGTGCTATATTATCTTTTGGTGCAAATGATGAAGTTACATTAACTCATGTACATGATACAGGAATATTACTTAACTCAACAAATGTAATTCAATTTAATGACGCTTCACAAAATATAGGTGCACCAAGTAATGCAATTTTAGATATTAACGCAACAGATGAAATAGAATTAAATGCTACACTTGTAGATGTAAATGCCAACTTAGATGTATCTGGAACTTATACTGGTGGTGGTACAATGACTACTGGTGGAAATATAGTTATTCCAGATGCAGGTAATATAGGTAGTGCTAGTGATACTGACGCAATCGCAATTGCATCTGATGGTGTTGTAACATTTAGTCAAGTTCCAGTTCTTCCAGATAATACAGTTTCAACTGGTGACATACAAGGTGATGCTATTACCGAAGCAAAGATTGCAGATGATGCCGTTGAAAGCGAACACCTAAACAATAATGTTATATCTGGTCAAACAGAAATTAGTTCTGGACTTGCTGATGCAGATGAGTTACTTTATTCAGATGCTGGTACATTAAAGAAAGTAGGACTAGATACATTAACAACCCATGTAGCAAGTGGAGTTACTAAACCCGCTACTTACAATGGATTAATAAATGGAGCTTTCACATGTTGGCAAAGAGGAACAGCATTTAGGTCTGGAGATAATAATGATGACACTTGTACAGCAAGTAGATGGGTACTTCTATCAGATGGAAATGATATTGTTGATGTTGTTCGTTCTGATGGGGATGTAGATACTTCTCGTTATGCTCTCGGATTAGATGTAGAAACAGTAGATAAAAAATTTGGTGTAGTACAAATAATAGAAAATATAAACTGTGGGCAACTTGGAGCTAGGGGAACTACTCCTGTAAGTCTTTCCTTTAAAGCAAAGGTTGCTGGTAGTGGAAAACTGGATAACGTAAAAGCTGCAGTAATATCATGGACTGGAACAGCAGATAGTGTAACAAGTGATTGTGTAAATGCTTGGAACGCAGAAGGCACCGACCCAGGCTTAGCAACTAACTGGACTTATGAAAACACACCTGCTAATTTAAATGTAACAACTTCATGGGTTAGATATAAAATAGAAAATATATCAATGGATACTTCTAGTATTAATAATGTTGCAGTATTTATTTGGTCGGATGTAACAGATACAAATGCAGGTGATTTCTTATATATTACAGATGTACAGTTAGAACCTGGCGAAACAGCAAATCCTTTCACACGAGAAACTGCAGGTGACACATTAGCACAATGTCAAAGATATTATCATAGAGGTATGTATGCTTTTATGTCATCAAGTGCTACAACACTTATATATAATATCAACTTCCCAGTAGAGATGAGAACAACTCCAACAGTATCACATGAGTATGCTGAGGGTGGAACAGCTAATGATATATATAATATAGCTACTGCTGCTACGCCAACTTTTGTTCCTAATGGTAGATTTGCAAACCCATATGGATTGAGGTTTGCTTATGATTTTGATGCAGGTCTTACAGCGGATGATGGATACCAAGCTTATTTTTACTTTGAGGCGGAGTTATAAATATTAATATGATTGAAACAGTAGTAAACATGAAAGATGCAAATGGTACTTTAACAGGTTATTTACTAAATGGTGTTAAAACAGTACCACTAGACCCAACAAACAGAGATTACCAAAGAATACAAGAGTGGGCTGCAATTGATGGAAATAACATTACAGACTCCTAAAAAGAGATAAATACAGTATAATGTATTTTGCACTTCTTACTCTTATAGTTGCAATTTCTATATCTGGAGTAGCTGCATATTATTCCATTATAGGACTTACATCAATTTTTCCTGCCGCTTTTATTCCTATTATCGTAATGGGAATAGTTCTGGAAATAGGAAAACTTATAACTGCTAGTTGGCTTTATCGAAACTGGAAACAAACAAGTCTTTTTTTAAAAACTTATCTATCAATCGCATTAGTGGTTTTAATGTTAATCACTTCAATGGGTATCTTTGGATTCTTATCTAAATCACATATTGAACAAGGTTCTGGATTATCTAATACAGTTCTATCTATTGAAAAATTAGATACAAAGAAACAACAAGAAGAAAGAAAGATTGCTCGTGCAGAAGATTCAGTAGATAGAATTAATCGTGGAATAGATAGAAGCATTGATAGAGGTAATATTACTCGAGCATTTTCATTTGAAAAAAAGCAAAGAGAAAAATTAGATTATTATAATGATATCATTACAACAGCACAAACCAAAATAGATGGATATGAAGATGCTCAAGCAGAGTTGAGATATAAGGTAAAAAACTTTGAAAGAGAAATCGGGCCGATAAAATATATTGCAGAACTTGTCTATGGACAAGACGCAAAATTATATTTGGAGAAATCAGTACGAGGAGTTATTCTACTTATAATTTTTGTGTTCGACCCATTAGCAATTGCTTTGCTTATTGCTGCGAATCAAACAATACTTAATAATAGAAAACGAAAAATTCCTGTGGATAAAAAGAAAGAATATAAACCTAAGAAAACTGAAATAATTACAAAAGATGAATATGAAGAAGTAGTGGTAGAAGATGAACATGGAAATCAATTTAAAAGATACAGAGAAAAAGTAAAAAAATACTTCGATGATAATTGGTACAAAGTGGAAGATAGTGCTGATAAACCCGAAAAATTTGACTAATAAATAATCACATGGCACGAGCAAAATATAAAGCACAAAATTCACATGTAAAACTTAATAAGAAAACTAGTCAAACATCTAGGAAAGGTAGAGTTAAAACGGCGTCAATGAATAAAAATAAGAAAAGAGACTTTAAACCTTATAATAGACAAGGACATAGATAAAAAAAAAGGACTGACAGTTATTAACTATCAATCCTTAAATCAGTTTTAAAATATTTAAATATTGTTTGGAAAAACTTTAACAAATAGTATCCATGAATTTACTACACAATACTCTTTTTTTAACTTTATCGTTTCTGCTTTTACCAAACGCTTTTGTTAATTGTCTTTTATTAGCACCAACTAAATCTTTAGAAAGTTCAGTATCATCTACTAACTCAATACCTCTACCGCCAGGGATTAGAAAATAATCATCCATACCTAAAGCATTTGGTATATTAAAGACACCATCTTTATTAATTGTTTTACTGACATAATCTTCTTTGTTACCAGCAATCGTATTGTTACTTCTCCATTTCCCAGAAGCAACTCCATCATTGTAATCTTTATCTTTTTCCAATTGCTTTGAAATTAATGTATGATGATGATGAATAGCATACGCAACATCGTGGGGTTTTACTTTTCCACTTTTTAGAGTTGGTATCAAATGAAAACCAAGAATGTTACAATCTGTATTTTGTTTTGCAATTTTTGAAAGTTGTTCAAATTGATAGGAAAACAAATCTCCATATGAACTTTTGCCTCTAGTAGGCTCTAAGGAAACGCCTTTTAATTTCCACATGTTTTCATCTCTAGCTGGTGGAATATCAAAATGATTATGTTTGCCAACTTTAACATGAGTATTACTTCCATAATATCTACCTTTTCTTTCTTCTACCGATAAATCAGAATCATAACTAGGATAATCATCCTTAGTAGGAATAGTTTTTGTGATAACTGTTTGATTATCGTTTTCATGCGAGCCAACATATTGAGTTAACGGCCCACCTAAACCATCTGTCAAGTAACAAACATTAAGTTTATCAACACCATAAGTTTTTACAAATCTTTTAGTCATTTCAACATTAACATAAGCAGTCTGTAACAAAGGAGTTCCACCTAATCTTAATGCACTTGGAACTTCCATCATGTGATAAGCGTATTGCTCTTCAGCATTCTCTATCCTCCACCAACACATTCTTTTACATAAAGTCCAAAATCTTTTAAGTGCTTCGTTTAATTTTGAATTATTCATTTTTGAATTACATAATTCTAACAACTTAAACTGTCTATCACCAAATCTCAAATCTCCGATTTCAGTAGAAAACGCACTATTACCTCTCGCTCTACTAGTTCTTAGTTTATCATCTGTACAGTATGAATCGGAAAACGCATAAACTTCAAATGGAATATTTGTTTTCTTTGCAAACCATACAAGATTTAATAATTGTTTCATAGTTGGAATGAGATTGTCATCCATACTTGCTGACCAGTCAACATAAAAAATGAATCCATGATTTTTACCATCTGGAATATTCGTAACTTTTTTGAATAAATCATCTTCAAATTTATATTTGTGAAGAACTTTAAGATTTAAAGAGCCTGATTTACTAACAGTTGCTCTTGAATAATTGTCAGCAGATTTTTTCATTTCAAATTCTTTAACAAAAAGATTTACAGTTTTAATTGAACTCTTTTTAAATGCTTTCCAATCAGCCTCAATAAGTGAATCAGCTTCTTTACTTCTTCTCTCACCATAATATTTGCTCTTCGTAGATGTACTGTCATCAAATTTTGCATATTCTTCATAACTAACAATTATATCTTTTAAATCATAATCAGGCATTTTAACATTCACATATGTACCTGTTGTATCAGCAGATTGTTTTAATTTCTTTTGAAGATTTTTATCAGTTATACTTTCTGAATTGTAATCAGTTTCCCAATCATCTTCATCATCATCTGTTTTTCCAGAATCTTCATCATCTTCAGAATCAGAATCTTTAGAATCAGAATCTCCAGAATCAGAATTTCCAGAATCAGAATCAGAATCAAAATCAGAATCTCCAGAATCTCCAGAATCTCCAGAATCAGAATCTTCAGAATCTACAGAATCTTCAGAATCCATAAGTTCATCACTCGCTTTAACAGATTCGCCTTGACTTTCTAGGTTGTCTTCCATATACTTTGCAAGTTTTTCTGCAAGGTTAATAGCATCTTCCCAAGTAGTCATTTTTTCTATATCATCAAAAATCCATTTTTCATCATCTAAAAAGATAATGTTTTCATCTTTAGTTTTTGCATAGATGTTTAGTCTATCAACAAGACCTAGTTCTAATAATGGTTTACTTTTCTTTGCAATACCAAAGAAATCTCTTTTTAGTAATTCTTTATAACCTTTTCTAAAATTGGATATCAAGCCAGGATATTTGTTTTGAATCATTTTTTCGATTCTAATATCTTCGATAACATTTATAAATGATTTAGGGATTTTTCTTTCTCTAGCTTTTTCTAATACTTCTATTGGAGTATAAAGAGCATGACCAACTTCGTGGCCAACCATTAAATCATAAACATCTTGGGATACATCTTCCCATACTGGAATTCCAATCTTTCTACTTTTTAAATCGAAATATGCTGTTGGTATCTTTTCAGATACAACATCAATATTTTCAGTTGCAAGTAATTTCGCAACTAATTTCTTTGGTAACCCAACAGGTTTCATAATCTTGGTTTTTGTCATATTTGGTTTATCTCTCATATCTCTCAACCTTACATATAAAGTATAACATAACTGGCGGCCATGTCAAACGTATTGTTGTAAAACCCCGAAATTATTAACTTTTTTTAAAAAAGGGAAAACAAAATTAAATTGAAATATTCCTTATAAATATTCAATGAAATAGGAGAATATTATGACATATTATACTGAACAAAATGGTTATCATGTGATATCAAATATCAGTTATGTTACGGAAACAAATACTTCATCTGAAACGGAATGTTCATGTGAAACTGAATGTTCATGTGATAATTCCTGTGAAGAGAAAGTTGACTTGCCTGAAACTGGTAATTTTGTGGATTAACATATGAATGAAAATTATTTTATGGGGCAAGATGGATTTGCTTGGTTTGTTGGTGTCGTAGAAGATAGAGATGACCCTGATAAACTTGGTAGAGTTCGTGTTCGTTGCTTAGGATACCATACAGAAGATTTAAATAAAATACCAACTGAAACTTTGCCATGGGCTGAAGTTATGCACCCGATTACGAATCCATCAATGAATGGTATGGGAAATACTCCACCATTCATGGTTGAGGGAACATGGGTAATTGGATTTTTTAAAGATGCTATTCAGAAACAAGAACCTATTATTATGGGTACATTGCCTGGATATAATAAAAATAATGTAGATACAACAAAAGGATTTTCTGACCCAAAAGGAATTTATCCTAAAGTCATAGGAGATAATGATACCAATTCATTAGCAAGGGGTGCTATTGGAGAAACACACCAATCTCTTTATAATAGAAGAATTACTAGACTTACTAGTCTTCCAATTGCTACAAAACCTTTTCTTGAAACAATAGAAGATTATGCTGAAGCAGAAACACGTAGTACATTTGACGAACCTAATCCAAAATCCAATAGTGCTACAATATATCCATATAATCATGTGCATGAAAGTGAAAGTGGACATGTCCATGAAATAGATGATAGTCCAGGCGGTGAGAGATTACTTAAATATCATAGAGTAGGAACATTTGAAGAAATACACCCAGATGGAACTGTCGTAACCAAGATTGTAAAAGATAATTATCAGATAACAGCAGGCGATGATTATTGTTACATTAAAGGTAATGTTAATCTCACAGTCGAAGGCGATGTTAGAAAGTTAATCAAAGGCGATTATGTATTAGAAGTAGAAGGAGATTATACTGAGAAACTTCATAAAAACAAATATGTAAAAATTGGTACTGGAGAATCTGGTGGAAATCTTGGACAAGAAATAAGAGGAAATGTATCAGAAAATATTAGTGAAGATTACATAACTAGAATTGGTGAGAATTATATACAAACAATAGAAAAAGATTTAACTAGCAATATTAACGGAGCATGTGATATATCAATCATGGGAGATTCTAGTTCATTTGTTATGGGCGATATGACTTCAACATCATTTGGAAGTTATCTTCAAACATCTATCGGTGCAATAAGTATAAAATCTGGAGATTTAATGAATATAAAATCTGCTGATAATTTAACTATTGAAACTGAAGCAAATGAAACACATACGATAGCAGGAACTTTAACTGAAGCAATTACTGGTGCAGTTTCCGAAACTTATAGTTCATCATTAACAACAGCAATTACTGGTGCAGTTTCCGAAACTTATAGTTCATCATTAACAACAGCTGTTACGGGAACATTGACTGAAACTGCCGCTACTGGTAACTTAACATTTACTGGTGGTGCTATTACTTCAAATGGAATTGAATTCCATACTCACGTACATACTGGTGTTACTGCTGGCGGAGCTAATACGGGAGCTCCAGCATCATAGGAGAAAATATAAATGGCATTTCCTACATTTAAACAAAAACTTCCAAAACCACAATTTGGTGGTATTAATGAGTCTGCAAAAAGTGTAACAGAAAAACGAGAAGATGTAAAAAAACTAGTATTAGAAAATGCAGAATCTTCTGCATCAACTGTTAAAAGTCTTGCTAGTACAAGTATGACAACTTTAAAAAATACTACATCGGATTTAATGCCAGCAGTTCCAGATACACCTACAACATCTTTACAAGGTGAACTGTCATCTTTAATCAGTTTGAATTTATCTAATCCAACTGCAGGTGCAAGTAAATTATCTTCTCTTGAAAGTAGTTTTGGTACTGCATTATCTGGAAAGGGAAAAAATTTAACATCTATTATCTCAGATGTAGAATCAAGTGTAGATGTATCAAGTCTTTCTTCTTTCGACCAAGCTGGATTAACAAAAAATCTTGTACAGAATGTTCCTAATTTTGAAATATCTGGTGGAAGTTCAACTGTAATTGAAAAAGCTGTAAAACCAAAGACAGCACAAGAAAGTGCCGAAAAAGAAGATAAATCTATAATCACAACTGATACTATAAACCAAAATTCAAATACAATTACTATAACTGATGATGCAACTGCAAGATTAGATAAAGCAAAAGCTGAATTTGAAAAACAAGTATCTAAAATAACTATTAAAAGAAGTGCAGATGGTACGACATTTACTGATAATATAAAATCAGAATTAGGAGTTATAGATAAAGATACATTTAATACTTTATTAGAAGATGATAGTTTTGATACTCACCCAGCAATAGTAAAATTTAAATTTGAAAATTTAAGACAGAAAACAACATCTACCGATACTTTTATTTCTAACATAAAAAAAGAACAGAACATTGATATTAGTAAAGAACAGATAGATTTTCAAGTTAGATTTAATGAGCCATTTTATGAGTTTCTTGGTTATATTGATAATGCAGATACTATTATTAAAAAAAATCGACCAATTGGTATAGAAGATACAGAAGTAACTGGTGATAAAAAAGGACTTTCAAATAGAATAAGAAATGTTAAAGCAAAAAAACAAGCATTAGAACAATTATATAATGATGGGGGCGAATGGACTGAAAAGATATTAGCTGATTGGGAAAGTTTTATAACGATTGAAACATCAAGTGCAAAAACAGAATTAGGTACGGTAAAAACAAAATATACGGGGAATTAATCTCATGTGTAGGGATATATCAATGTCAGAATTTTATAAACCTTTAAGTGAAGGATTAACAATAAAAGAAAGTGGAATACACGGAATTGGGATATTTGCTACCAATGATATACCAAAAGGAACTAGATTGGGATTATCTCATATGCTTATTGATACAGAAATATTCAGAACACCATTAGGTGGTTTTTATAATCATTCCATGTCACCAAATACAAAAAAGACACAAGAAGGACATAAATGGTTTCTTGATGTTATTGAAGATATCAAAAGCGGTGATGAAATACTTGTTACCTATACTTTATATAAAGTCGAAGATATTAATAAACTTTCTATTATAAGTCAATTTATGCAAGAGGATTAAATTTAGACATTATTGTTATAAATAGACATAGGAGTTCTTCAACAACATGGCAAACTATACAACATTTATAAAGGGTGGACATACTGATTCACAAGCAACTAATGAATCAACTCGTAGTGCAAAGATTTATAAAGATTTAAATCTGTTTTTTCAAAAAAATAGTTCCGATAAAGATATCAATAAAGTTACAGATGTCCAAGCAGTTAAAAGGTCAATTCGCAATCTTGTATTAACTAATCATTATGAAAGACCTTTTCACCCAGAAATTGGTTCTAACATATTAGGAACATTATTTGAGCCAATGACACCATCAAGTGCAATATTATTAACCAAACAAATAGAAGAAGTAATACAAAACTTTGAGCCCAGAGCAAGATTAACTAGTGTTAGAGCATTAGAAGATTTAGATAGAAACGCATATAATTGTACTGTAGAATTTTATGTTGTTAATGCACCAACCGAATTAGAAACTTTAGATTTAATGTTAGAGAGAATAAGATAAAATGGCTATAAACAATAAAAGATTAACGGTAACAGAATTTGATTTTGATGAGGTCAAAGCAAATTTAAAAACCTTTTTAAAAGCACAAAACGAATTTACTGATTATGATTTTGAGGGTTCTGGTATGTCAGTCCTGTTAGATTTGTTGGCATACAATACTCACTATCTAGGATTTAATATGAATATGTTAGCAAATGAAATGTTTCTTGATAGTGCTGCTCTTCGTTCAAGTATAGTTTCTCATGCAAAAATGTTGGGATATACACCATCATCTGTTTCAGCACCTGTTGCAACAATAGATGTTACTTTAAATAATAGTGGACTTTCAAGTGCGACAATAAGTGCTGGCACAAAATTTTCTACAAGTGTAAATAATACAACATATAATTTTGTAACTGTATCTGATATAACTTCGTTAGTAAGTGATGGAATACTAAGATTTAATGATTTAAAAATTTATGAAGGTACTTATGTAAATACAAAATATATTGTTGAGACATCTAATGTTGACCAAAGATTTGTTATAACAAGTAATTTAGCAGATACAGATACTCTGACAGTTAAAGTTCAAACTTCTGCAACAGATACAACTACATCTACATATACACGAGCAACAGATATCACATCAGTAAGTGATACTGCAACTAATTATTTTTTAAAAGAAGTAGAAGATGGAAAATTTGAAGTTTACTTTGGCGATGGTGTAATTGGTAAAGCATTATCAAATGGAAATGTTGTTATACTTTCATATGTTGTAACAAACACAAGTGAAGCAAATGGTGCTTCATCATTTAGTAATACTGGTGCTATTAGTGGAGTAACTGATGTAACAGTTACAACTGTATCAAATGCAAATGGTGGTGGAGATGCAGAAAGTCTTGCATCAATAAAATATAATGCACCACTTGATTATTCTTCACAAGGTCGTGCTGTAACGGCAGAAGATTACAAACTTCATGTAAAGACACTATTCCCTAATGCACAAGCAATTCAATGTTGGGGTGGAGAAGAAGGAAGTGATGTTGATTCAACTGCTGTATATGGTAAGATTTATATTACAATTAAACAGATAAGTGGAGATAACTTAACTACTACACAAAAGACCGATATAGAAAATGGATTAAAAACTTATAAAGTTGCATCTACAACTCCAGTAGTTATCGACCCAGTTATAACAAATATTTTTCTTACAACGAATTTTAAATATGATTCTACTGCAACAACAAAATCATTAGACACATTAAAATCAGATATAACTACTACACTTACTAATTATAATACAAATACATTAACAAAATTTAATGGTGTCTTTAGACATTCAGAAGTTACAGGAATTATAGATGATACACATCCATCTGTTTTATCAAATATAACAACAGTTAAAATTGCACAAAAATTTACACCAACATTATCTACTCCAACAAATTATATAGTTTATTTTAATAACAAATTATATAATCCACATAATGAACACAATAAAAGTGGTGGTGGTATTTTAAGTTCTACTGGATTTAAAATTTCTGGAGATACAACAAATGAATATTTCTTTGATGATGATGGTGCTGGAAATGTAAGAAGATATTATTTTGTAGGAACAACTAGAACTTATAGTGATAATGAAGCAGGAACAATAGATTACGATACTGGTAAAGTTAGTATTAATTCTATTAATATTACAACTGTAAGTAATGTTGATAATGCAACAAGTACACAAATAAGATTAGTTGTACTTCCAAATTCATATGATATTGTTTCAGTAAGAAATAATTTACTTGAAATTGATTTTGCAAATTCAACAATTAATGGTGAGATTGATGGTATTGCATCTGGTAGTTCTGCTGCTGGAAGTACATATTCAACTACATCTTCATATAGTTAATAAATGAAATGGGAAAAAATGAATCTACTTTAAAAACAAAAGTTTCTCCTCTTATAGAAGGACAGTCGCCTGATTTCGTTCAAGCAGACCATGCTGTATTCATAAAATTTGTAAGAGATTATTATAAATTTTTAGAAGCAGGTGAATTAATTTTAAGTGGAACTATTAATAATCTTGCTCAAGAAACAGATAGTAGTAATTATATTTTAGCTGAAACTGGTGAAAGAATAGTAGATGAATCTTCAACTATTGTTTTTACATCAGGAGAAACAATTGTAGGCTCAACTAGTAAAGCAACTGCAACTGTTTTAGTAAGTGATGTAAGTGATGGAACAAAAAGATTATTTATTTCTGCACAACAAAAATTTAAAACTGGTGAAACGATTGTAGGTAGAACATCTGGTTCTCAAGGAACGGTTGTTCAGTATCGTGGAAATCCAGTACAAAACATTCAACAACTTTTAGAATACGCAGATTCAGATAATACGATATATGATTTTCTTGATAACATGAGAGATTCTTTCATGCAATCTATTCCTTATAATCTTGCTGATGATGTTGATAAAAGAAAATTAATTCAAAACATAAAACAATTATATAAAGCAAAAGGTACAACAAGAGGACATCAACTCTTAATGCGTTTATTGTTTGATGAAGATTCAGAAGTAAATTATCCTAGTGAAAAAATGTTAAGACCATCTGATAGTGGATGGTTGGTAAAAGATATTTTACGTGTAACTATTGCTAGTACAGTTGATGCAAATGAATTTGAAGGACAAAAAATAAGTGGTGTTGAATCAGAAGCAACATCAATTGTAGAAACTACACAAACTCTCGTTGAGGGTGGTGTTACATTTTCAGAATTTGATTTGGATAATAGCCAAACTGTTGGAACATTTACAATTGGAGAACAAATTACTGCGATTTCAAATTCAACTGATTTAACAATTAGAGCAACAATAAAATCAATTGTAACTGGTGGTACAATATCTGATGGTGGAAGTTATTATACAGATGACCAAACTGTTCATATACCAACAGGAAATTCTGCTGGAAACGGTGAAGCAACTGCCGCTGTTGATGCAATATCTTTAGGAGAAGTTGACGGATTTATAGTTGATGATGCTGGAACTGGATATGTAGTTGGGGACGCACTTGTTTTTAATAATACAGGAGCAGGTGGTTCTAATGTTGCTGCTGAGGTTGGTGTAGTTGGTGGTGGATTTACACCAGAAGATGGCACAGTCGCACAATTAAAAATGAAAGCAGATGACCATATTGTTCTTGAGCCTTATACAACTGTTACAGATTCTAAGAGTGGAGATAAGATTGTTATTGAAACAGGAACATTTGCAAATTTAAGTGTATCATCTCAATCTGGTGAGATTACAGATATTCGTATTACCAATCCAGGCAACAGTTATTCATTACTTCCAAAAGTTTCATCTATTACTTCATCTGGTGGGTCTAGTGGTAAAGTAAGACCTTTTTCAAATAGTATTGGACAAGCACAAGATGTAAAAATAAAAAATTTTGGATTAGACTATGGTTCTGATTTTCAATTAGTTACAGAAAGTGGAACTGGAAGTTTTGATATTGTAACAGAAGATGATAACAATATTAAAATTGCTAATGTGAATCCTACACCAGAATTATTATTTTATAGAAATGCAATTTTAAAAGATGTTTCTGGAACATGGGTTGCAGATTCAGCACTTACTTCTCATAATGGAACAGTTGTTGCATATGATAGTGATAGACAATTACTTACAGTTCAAATAAATTCTTTACTGAATGTTGTTAATGAAGATAATAGTGGAGATAATATTTTATTTGAAGATGAAGATACAATGATTTATGAAGATGAAGTTCAATGGGGAACTGGTACTTCAGCAACAATGTCTGGTGTAACAAGTACGATAGCACATGCTTCATACGCAACTGGTACTGCAACAGTTGGTGGTATTGCAACTTCTATTGGAACTTCTTTTAATGATAAAAGTAAAGTAAGTGAAGATGCAGCTAGAATTCAAGATAGTTATTATTATCAAGATTACTCTTATGAAATTGCAGTTGGACAATCTCTTAATGAATATAGAGATGCATTAAAAAAATCAACACACCCAGCTGGGTGGCAAGAATTTGGTAAAGTATCTTTAGCAACTTTAGTTTCTGCAAGAATAAAAACACCTGCTGGTACTGATGTAAGTGGATTCGAAGGAGATGATACATTTACTCCAGAACTTGCATCAACATTTGAAACTATTTTCAAAACAGTATTTGGTAGAAGACTTGGAACAAGTACAGATGGTAGTTCAGCAAATTCAAGTCCAGCAGTTGGTGTTGACTCTGCATTAACAGCAGGACAAAGAGATGTAACTTTAACATCTTCTCATACTATTAAATTACCATTAATTCGTACAACAACTAAAGCAAGTTTTGGATACGGAAAACCAACTTTATCAGAAATACCATTATCATTATTTACACACCCACCATCAATGTTTACGATACAACTAGAAGATGGTGAAGCATTGTTAAATGAAGATGGAGATGAAGTAATATTTGAAAACGGAACATCAATAGGATTAAATTGGGCAGGTCGACAAATAATGGCAGTATCAGATAATACAGATGGTCATAGTAGGTTTATGCCATTTCAACAATTTGGCTCTGTTACTATTAAATCTATATCAACACAATGCGAATTTCTTTTAGAAGATTCATATGGTGATGATATAAATTTCATAGAATTAGAAGCAGGAACAGGAACATCGCCACCTTATTTACAGTTGGAAGATAATACAGCAGGTACACCAAAAATACCAAGAGAAGCATTTTATACAGAGTTTGTAAATGCAAAAATACCTGGACATGTAACAGGTGGTAAATTTTTAAATGAAAGATATTCAAATACGAATTTTACATTTGATTCATCATCATTAAAATTTGATGATAACTCGGCATAACATTATAAATATAAGGAAAAGGAATTAGTAATGGCAACAAGAAATACACCCACAACATCTACACTAGAAGAATGGAGAGTTGAGTTTAATGAACTTGCAACTGACGTAGGTAATGTTACTGGAAGTTCACAAGGTGACCAACTTACAACTTCAGCAACAGATATAGTTGGTGCGATTAATGAATTAGAAACAAATTTTAATGCTTTAGTCGCTAGTTCACAGACAGCTGCTGATAATATAACTACTGGTGATGCTGCTGTTAACATAACTACTTCATCTGGAAATATTACAATAGATGCCGCTGCTAACAATACAGATATAATATTTAAAGGAACAGATGCTTCTGCCGATATCACTATGTTAACTCTTGATGGAAGTGAAGCAGGAGCCGCTACATTTAATAGTGCAATTACTGGTGGCGGATTATTAACAACTGGTGGAAATATAGTTATACCAGATGCAGGTAACATAGGTAGTGCATCAGATACAAATGCAATTACAATTAGTTCTGGTGGTGTTGTTGCAGTTACAGCAACTACTGCTTCAACTAACTCAACAACTGGTGCATTAACAGTTGGAGGCGGTGCAGGTGTCGCTGCTGATTTATCGGTTGGAGATGATTTACGATTAATCTCTGATTCTGCTGTATTAAGTTTTGGTGCAGATAGTGATACAACACTAACACATACAGATGGTAGTGGACTAACACTTAACTCAACAAACAAATTGATGTTCAATGATGCTAGTCAATTTATACAAGGTGCTAGTGCAACAGTATTAGATATTAACGCAACAGATGAAATAGAATTAAACGCAACTTTGGTTGATGCTAATGCCAACTTAGATGTATCTGGAACTTATACTGGTGGTGGTTTAATGACTACTGGTGGTAACATAGTTATACCAGATGCAGGTAACATAGGTAGTGCAAGTGATACCGATGCAATCGCAATTGCATCTACTGGTATTGTAACTTTTAGTCAAAACCCAGTTCGTACTGGTGCAGTAAACAACATGATTATAAATGGTGACATGGTTGTGGCACAAAGAGGTGCTACAATAACAGATGCTCAAGTCGATAGTGTATCTACAACAACTAACGCAGATGACAGTTACACACTAGATAGATGGATACTATTGTCAGATGGAAATAACATTGTAGATGTAAAACAATCAGATACTTCACCTATCGATGGCTCTGCTAAGACTATACAACTTGAAGTAGAAACAGCAGATAAAAAATTTGGAATAGTACAGATAATAGAAAATATTAATTGTCATGATGCAATTGGGACTAGTGGCAGAGTAAGTCTTTCGTTTAAAATGAAAGCATCTGATGCTAGTATAGACGATGTAAGAGCAGCGGTAGTATCATGGAGTGGTACAGCAGATTCAGTAACAAGTGATATAGTAAGTAACTGGCAGGCAGAAGGAACTAATCCAACATTAATTACTAATGCTACATATGAAAATACACCTGCTAATTTAAATCCTACAACATCATTTGCAGAATACAAAATAGAAAACATATTAGTAGATACTAGTTCTACAGGAAACCTATTAGTCTTTATCTGGTCAGGAGTTACTGACGTAGAAGTAGATGATAGTTTGTTTATTACAGATGTGCAACTAGAAACTGGTGTAGCTGCAAATCCATTTGTAAGAAAACCTATACAACAAACTATGCTTGATTGTGAAAGATATTATGAAACAAGTATGGCATGGGGAGAAGATTCACAATTTCAAGGTCAACAAGTAAAGTTTGGATGTGGTAGTGCAACTTATAATGCATCAACAGATGCAGCTCAAGGTAATAGATTTAATACTCGTAAACGTACAACGCCTACTGTAACATTGTATCATCAAGACGGCACGTCAGGCGCTGTGTACACTATACACGATGCAGCTAAAATAACTGGAGTTGTAGCACAACACATAACCGATATGGGTTATTTGTTTGCAAATAAATCAAGTGGATTTAATTCTGGTATAGGATATTACTACGGACATATTGTGGAGGCAGAATTATAATGGCAAGGACAATTAATACTGTTAAAAAAATAAATGATAGTGCAGGTAATTTTGCTAACGAATATGTAGTTGTTTATACTGATGGCACATTATCAGCAGTTCCATTAAATACAAGTAATAAAGATTATAGACAAATACTAGCATGGGTAGACGCAGGTAATACTATTGCTGAAGCAGATTAAATGAGTAAGGTTTAATAAATAAAAAAGAGGAAATATTATAAATGGCAAGACAACTAGTAGGAATTGGCTCAAGTGCAAATGATGGAACGGGTGATACACTTCGTGATGGCATAGATAAAGTTAATGATAACTTTATTGAAATCTATGGCAAGATAGGTGACGGAACTACTATAGGAACATTTACTACAGCTAAGATTGAAGCACCTGCTGATTTTACGCTTGATGTTGTTGGTGATTTAATTTTAGATTCTGATGGTGCAACGATAGGATTAAAAGATGGCGGAACTCTCTTTGGGGCTTTCATAAATTCTAGTGGACAATTACAATTAAGGACTGGCTCAGGATTAACAACTGCACTTACTTTTAGTGGTGCTGATGCAACTCTTGCTGGTGTATTAACTACAACTGGTGGTATAGTCGCAACAAAGACTGCATCTTCATCTGATGTTGCATCAAGTTCTGGTGCAGTAACAAGTAATGTGAATTCAATTTCTCATACATTAACATTGGGTGGAACTTTAGCTGATGATGCTCGACATGCAGATGTTACAGTAACTTCATCTAAAGTTTTAGCAACATCTACTATTGTAGGTGCTGCTAGTATTAATGCAGATGTTCATGTTCACACGATAGCTTCTGGCTCATTCAAATTTGCATTTACAAATAGAAGTGGAGGCACACTTGCAAACGATTCAACTGCAATATTTAATTTTGTTATTCTATAAAAAATGTATAAATATAAGGAAAGGAAATAAAAAATGGCTGCAATAATTACAGAAAAGTTTAGACTACACAACGCAGAACAATTCTTAGAATCGTTAAGCGAATCTTCAGCGGATACCTATTACATAGGAATAGGAAAACCTATTTCATTTACTAGTGATACAAGTGGTGGAACAGATTTATCTCCACCTACACCAGTAGATGATGTAAGTTCAGAATTTTATCTTTGGGATAGTATGATTGCAGCTAAAAAATTAACATCTAGTGATGTTAGTTATGTAATACCTAGAAGAAATTGGGCAAACAGTACAACTTATGATATGTACGAACATAATATCAGTTCTTCAAATACCACAACATCTGGTGCAAGTAATCTTTATGATTCAACTTTTTATTTTATGACAAGTGATTATAAAGTTTATAAAGTTTTAGATAATAATGGTGGAACTAACTACTCTGGTGCTGAGCCATCTTCAACTTCTACTGCTCCTCACGCAATAGGTGGATATGTTCTTCAATATATGTACACACTTACAAGTTCAGAAGTTGCAAACTTTTTAACAACTGATTACATACCAGTATCAACTGATAGTACAGTTTCAGCAGCTGCAACTGATGGTGCAATAGATTCAGTTATAGTAACTGCTGGAAGTGGTTATACAAATGGAACTTACTATGCACCTGTTCATGGTGATGGTACAAGTTCTGGAACATCATCTGGTGCAATTATAAGAATTACAATCGCTAGTAATGCAATCGCAAGTTTTGGATTAACTGCTGGAACTGATACAACTATTCATGCCGCTGGAGCTGGATATACTCACGGTACTGTATCGTTAGCTTCTAATGAAATTTATAGTGATGCTTCTTTAAGTACCGCTACAAATGTTGGTGGTGGTAGTGGTGGTGCTGTATCAGTAGTTATCGGGCCGAAAGAAGGACATGGTGACAATGCAGTAAAAGAATTAGGTGGACATTATGTAATGTTGCACACAACTCTTACACAAGCAGAAGGAGATGACTTCCTTACAGGAAATGATTTTAGACAAGTATCATTAATACAAGACCCATACAATTATGGAACAACAACTGTTTCAACAGCATCCACACTTCGTTCTGTTAAAGCTATAAAATTAGCAAGTGGTGCTGGAAGTTTTCAAGCAGATGAAAAAATATCACAAGCAACTACTGGTGCAGTTGGAAAAGTTGTAGAATATGATTCAACTCTCCGAATCCTTTATTATCAGCAAGAACGATTTGCTGATTTTGGAACTCCAAGTGATGGAAATAAAGATGCATTTAGTGGAACTCATACAATTACTGGTGCAACTTCTAGTGCAACTGGAGCACCAGATGCAGATGCAGATAGTTCTGTAGATACTGGTGATTCAACTATTACTTTTACTAATGGATTTGCAAATGAAGAAATTGAACACGATAGTGGCGATATCTTATATACAGAAAGTAGAAGACCAATATCGAGAGCGAGTGACCAAACAGAAGATATTAAATTAATTATTGAATTTTAAGAGTAAGGTTGAACTATGGAAAAAACAAATTTAAATGTAAGTCCTTACTATGATGACTTTGATGAATCGGATAATTTTCACCGAGTTTTATTTAGACCATCATATGCAGTACAAGCAAGAGAATTAACAACACTTCAAACTATTTTACAAAATCAAATTGATAAATTTGGTAGACACACTTTCAAAGAAGGTGCAATGGTAATTCCTGGTAATGTAGGTTATACTACTGACTATTATGCAGTAAAATTACAAGACACATTTAGTAGTGCTTCTATCGCAGGTAATATTTCTGATTATGTCGGAACTAGAATTACTGGTGCAACATCTGGTGTTGTTGCAGAAGTTATCGAAGCAGTTGCTGCTACTTCAACTGACGAAATTACTCTTTATGTAAAATATACAAAAACTGGAACTAATAATATATTAACTACTTTTAGTGATGGAGAAAATATTTCTTCAGATGGTGCAATCGGAAGTTACTCTGCAGATGCGGCTTCAGCAACAACTAAAGCAACAGACGCAACTGCAACTGGTTCTTCTTGTAACATACAAGCGGGTGTTTATTTTATTCGTGGACACTTTGTACAAGTTGCTGCCGAAAGAATTATTTTAGACAAATATACTAATACACCATCATATAGAGTTGGATTAACAATTACAGAAACACTTGTAACACCAGAAGCAGATACTTCACTTCAAGATAATGCAACTGGCGCTACTAATTATGCAGCTAAAGGTGCTCATAGATTAAAAATTTCTTGTGCATTATCAAAACTTGCAATAGGTTCATCTGAAGATACAAACTTTGTAGAATTATTAAGAGTTAAAAATGGAATATTACAAGATAAAGTTAGACCTAATGGGGATTATTCTATCTTAGGTGATAACCTTGCAAAAAGAACATTTGAAGAATCAGGAAATTATAATGTAAGACCATATAGTATCCAATTAAGAGAAAATTTAGATAATGCGCTAAACGATGGTTTATATTCTTCTGGTGCAACAACTGATAGTGGTAATACTGCTGATGAAAAATTTCTTACTGTACAGATATCAGGTGGTAAATCATATGTAGGTGGTTATAGGTATGAACAATACGCTCCATCTTTTATTGATATAGAAAAACCAAGAACATTTGATTATGTAAATGCAGCTGTTGCTGTACAAGAATTAGGTAACTTTGTTACTACTACTAATGTTTATAGTATTCCAGAATTATCGCCGGCAGATGCAGGAGATATAGTACCATTTAAACCAGTTTTACTTTAT